AATAGTTTGTCTCTACATCATCTGTCTTCTTAGGGTAAAGACCAGCAGGATCAAAGAAGCCTATAGTTGTATCAGCTTCAGTAGTATTCAGTGCTGCAATAGAACCTAAAACGATAGGGTCTTGCGCGTCTGTGCCATCACGGAAGAATCCAACTATCCACGATCCCTCAACTAATCCATGGGGACTGCGACCGACACCAGATGTGCCTGAATCAGTTGTAGGCATCATTATAGTTGCCCATGGAAGGTCTTCAGTGGGCAGTAACTCCTTATTTGGAGTATGATAACCAAAGGCACGTATACGTACTCTGTTTAAATAGAGAGGATCTGCTCGGTCTTCCACAACACCATGAAACCAAACAAACTTTGTATCCATAAATTTATTCATCGTTTGTGCACCGAATCGCGACGTACCTTCACTTGTGTAAAGTAACCAAGACTATTAAAGGTATGTGTGCTTGACACTATTAGATAGCGTCCAGACATAAACTCATCGTTCTGTCTTCCTGCTCCTTCTACCTGTCCTGTCTTAGGAAAGTTTAAATTGATTATAGATCCGGGTTTTAATCGCGAATCACCATATAGTTTAATTGAATGCTCTAGCTGTTCTAAATTAGAATAGACTGATCTCTTTGTTGCTTCTTTATATGCACCGAATTGATGATAGTTTATATCGCCAGTCTCTGCCATGGCAAGTGAGTTCTGGTTTATAAAGATATTACTTGTCTCTTTGAGTGTCGTAGGACCTACACCAGATACTGTAAACGATCTATTCCAGACTGGATCTGATTCCTCCCCATCTATAAGTGGAACCTTGTCTTCATAGGCATTAAAATCTATTCGCTCATATGTCTTATTTGATATATCGAGCTTATGCGTACGCGTAACATATGATCCATTCTTCATAGACTTATATGGAGAAAAGCCTATGTTTGATGCTGATTCGAGTATACGTAGTCTCTTTTCCTCAAATGAACCTTCTGTCTGTGACTCTTGTGTATAAAAATAACCTTGGGAATAGTTATCAACTATGTCAGACGTAATCATTTTATTATAAGAGTTTAAAACAAATGCAGAGTCATGAAAGGTCTGATATGTAAAGAGTGGCGAACCATTAGGAGTCATACTCTTCTGCAGTACATTTGATATAGCATCGGAATATGTTAGCTTAGGCGGAATAAACTTCATTGTGCCTAGACTCTGTGTCTCTTGCTTATCTATTGTTACCCCTACTTGTCTGTATAGTTCTTCTATTATCTCAATAGAGGTACCAGATAAAGGAGAAGAGATACGGCGAAACTTAGATACTAGTCCAAAGGGAGTAATGCATCTTATACGATATGTAGCAAGATCTGGTTTAGGCTTACCGTATATAGGTATATCAAGAACATGCCAATCATTTTGTATGTCGATTGGGGGAGAACTCTTATCATTCTGCTTACGCACAACAGATACTATCTTTTCATTACCTGATATGTTTAAATCTTCAAAGAGTGATATACCGTCTGATATATCAAATTCTGCCATAAGAGTTTGTTGAAAGATTGATTCATATACTCTCATTGATGTAACAAGCTGTGATATGTCTCTTTCTTTACCGTTTGCTCCCTCGATCGTTACTGTTAGCCTAAAAGAATCAGGCGATATAGCAGAAAGATCTGTAGGATGTAAACCTTTTTGGAGGGGCATATTCTACTCTTAAGAATTAATGAGTTTGCGATAACGAGTGGCAAAAGTATCTATAGCAGCAGGATTAATAACCCTAATTGATAGCTTAGCTTCGTTTACCTCTACCTCGTGCTCAAAGTTAGTCACAGGTAACTGGTTATCAGAGACGTTAAAGTTTAAACGATCTATTTCTCTTCCCTGTGAGTCTACATAATGATGTGGCGCATCCTTTTCCTTTGTAATAAAATGGTTAAATTGTGCGCCCTTTGCAAATGCTAATTCAGAAGTTAGAGTAATAAAGTCTTCGTTTATAAACGTACCAGTAACATTGGAAAGTATAAGGCTGTTTGTAGAATAATTTATTTTTGCTATCTTACCAGTTGCATCTGATGTAAGACCCTTAACAGTCTCTCCTATTACGAGAGTAGGATAATTATATAGATGATGTGAATTACTTGATACCCCAAGCTTAGATTCCAAGGTAAGAGCAGTACGGAAGTAGGTCTCATCGACAAAGTTAGCTAATTCCTGGGAAGACTTAGGCCATTCATGTAATCCATTGCTTAGATCCTCATTGACTACAAAGAATGTCCAATAGTATGCTGGAGTACCATATAGCTTCATTGATACCTGATCGGGTCTTGCCCCGTCATTTACCTCGAAGTAGCGATAGGCATTTGCGTTATCCATCTCGCTTAGATATGCACGAACATTACGACTTATATCAATAATAACGTTCTTTTCGTCTGATTCTTCATCAAACTGATACTGAACTAATGGGAACGATTTAAAGAAATTTAGCATTAAGCTTACTCCGGCACATCAGCACCAATATCATTTTTAGTAAGAACACGAGTCTCTTGGAAAGTAAGAGATACGCCTACCGATATAGGTGCACCTCCATCAAAATGCATATGGGCACTTTCATTAAAATTAGTCTGAAGATTAGTTAGGTTGCACTCAAATATTCTAGGATAGTATGGATTCTCCTGACCATTCTGTGTATAGAACTTAATTGAGAAGGTAGAGGGATAGGTTAGAATGTAAGAACCTACTCCGGCCTCTGGATACATTTCAGAGCGAAAGAATTCCTGGATCTTACGAATCTCATCTGACTCAGATGGATCTTCTGCAACAAGGGAGAAGTTAAAGCTAAACGAACGTAGTGTCATATTCTGAAATGCTACAACAGTATTAGGGTTAGTAGCTACACCTTTAGACATACCATACATATCAGAAAGGTTCTCAGCTCCAGGTACTAAATTTCCTAGACCAGAATCTTTTGCTATTTTTAAACTCATCATGGATCGAAGATCAGAATTAGATCCTTCACCATTGATCTGTTGGTTTGCTTGCTTTGCTATCTCTACACCAGACCTACCTGATTGAACACCTTCCATAAGCTGATTGCCAATTGGTCCCATATCCATAGACCCAAAACCAGCACCGTCTGAAAAAGAAACACCTGGCGGTTGATATAGAGTCACGTGGCCTCGAGGCTGTCCTCCACCACCGTACTTATAGCGGTTAGCGGTTATTCTCATAAAAGGGACGTTGGCTCCGGCCAGATGAGATGGATATATGTATTCGCGAGGCATATCGTGACCTTATAAATAAATTAGAAGTACTCTATCTATTTATGGTGTTATGGCAAAGACTTATAAAGGCAAATATAAATTAAAGAAACCCGAGAAGTATCTGGGTGATCCATCCAAAGTAACATATAGGTCTTTATGGGAGCGCCAGGCTTTTCGCTGGTGTGAAGACCAAGATGCAGTTGTCGGATGGTCTTCTGAGGAAGTAATTGTTCCTTATATCTGTAGGACTGACAATAAGCCTCATAGGTACTTTATTGATTTAAAAGTAAAATTCTCTGATGGAAGAATAGTCCTTGTAGAGATTAAACCTAAATCACAATGCGCACCTCCTAAGAAGCCTGCCAGACAAACTAAAAGATATATCTCAGAGGTCATGACCTTTATTAAGAATGAATCAAAATGGAAAGCTGCTGAGAAGTACGCATCTAACCGTGGATATCATTTTGAGATATGGACAGAAGACACCTTAAAATCATTAGGAATAAGACTCTTGACTGGGTAGTATATCATCCCTCCTCAGAGAAGACTCTCTTATTATATCATATATTCATAGGAATGTAAACAAAATAGCATAAATAGTACTATGGCAGATTCTCTATTCGACAAGTATCAAGCGCAAGCTTTTAAAGCTGGAATAACTCCACGTACAGATAGTTCTCGTGCTTGGTTCCAGGATAAGCTTAAAACAATGCAAGGTGTAAGCCGTCGTGGTCTTTTAAAAGATCCGAATGTAATAGAACGAAAACGTTTACGCTCTGGATCAATGTACATGTATTTCTATGATCCTAAGAATCGAGAGACCTTACCGTACTATGACGCATTTCCTTTAGTTGTTATGGTAGAAGCAGCACCTGGTGGATTCTATGGCTTAAACCTACATTATCTCCCACCGCCGCTTCGCGCTAAGATGCTCGATGGTCTTATGGATATAACAAACAATAAGAGATACGACGAGTCAACACGTTTTAAACTAAACTACAATCTATTAAAAAGTGTATCTAAATTAAAATGGTTTGCTCCTTGTTTTAAAAGATATCTATATAAGCATGTAGAAGGACAAGCTGCTATGGTACAGGCAACAGAATGGGAAATAGCAGTGTTCTTACCAACAGAGCAATTCCGTAAATCAGGCAAGAGAACAGTCTGGAAAGACTCAAGACAAAAGGTATAACAATGATTTTTGATTCTCCAGTCCAGGATTTATCTTCAAGAATATCAGAGCGTGGCGGATTAGCCCGTCCTAATCTTTTTGCTATTACGTTTAATGGTCCAGCTTCTATTAATCCAGATATGTTTCTTGTTAACGCTATATGCGAGTCTGCATCATTACCTGGTCGCTCTATATCTACTAACGAACATGTAACCACTAAGCATTCTACTAAAACACCTTATACGTTTATAAACGACGATGTAACTCTTACCTTCTTAGTTACAAATGATTTCTATATTAAGAATCTATTTGAGAAGTGGATGAAGCACGTTATAAACGACGAAGACGGTAAGATATACTATAAATCGCAGTATGCCTCTGATATGACTATAACAATGTTATCTCTTGATGGCAAAATGGTACATAGGGTAAATCTAGAAAAAGCATTCCCTATTTCATTTAGTGCTATGGAGCTATCTAATACCGCTGAAAGCCAGGTCATGAAATTTACTGTTACAATGACCTATGATAACTTTAAAAGTAACACTACATACTTCACTTTGGCATCATCATTAGCAGAGTTTAAGAACTCATTGTCATTCCCTAACCCACTTATGCCTTCACTCCCCTTCTTCCCTTTTGGGGATTTGGGAGATCAGGCTGAAACACTTCTAGCAGGTTTAAAATCAGAATTAGCTGGAGAGATGACAACTGCTCTTAACTCTATTACATCACAAATTCGAGATAAGATACTTGGTAATTCCGCATCTATAACAATACCATATGAAGGATCACTTGGATCTGTTATCTCACAAATATCTGGAAAGGTTACAAATATATTCGGTGCTGGTCTAGGAGGAACGGTTAATGAAGCAGCAAGTACTGCATCACAAGCTGTTATCTCTCGAACATCTTCAGCCGTTAAAGGTTTATCTGGTTAATCGTTAGACGTGTAAGTTATATAATTATTGGAGAATATTATGGCATTACCCAAGCTGGTCGCAGCTAAATATAGTTTAGAAGTACCGAGTACAAAGGAGGTAGTAGAATATCGGCCGTACTTAGTTAAAGAAGAAAAGATCTTAATGATGGCGTTTGAGACAAAAGACCAATCTCAAATGATATCAGCTCTTCGTGATACAATCGCAGGTTGTACAGAGGGTAAAGTAAAGGTTGATAACCTTACTATCTTTGATCTAGAGTACATCTTCCTTAAGCTTCGGTCTAAGTCAGTGGGAGAGACATCTACCCTCGGTATTAAATGCTCAGACTGTTCTAAGACAAGTCAGGTGGAAATAAATTTAAACGACGTCGAGGTTGAAGGAGATATTAAACCATCTGCCAAGATTGAGCTAACAGATACAGTTGGTCTAATGGTTAAGTATCCGACTGTTAAAGGGTTATATAGACAGCTTCAGAAGAGCAATGATACAGACTCAGCAATGTCAGCTGTTATCTCTTCAATTGAATCTATCTACGATGCTGAGAACGTTTATGCATCAGAAAATGAAACGGATGAGAGTCTAATGGAGTTTATTGATTCATTAACTTCTGATCAGTTTAAAAAGGTTACGTCGTTTTTTGACGATATGCCTAAGCTTAAGCATAAAGTATCTTTTCAGTGTCAAAGCTGTAAAGTAAAGAATGATATTGAGATCGAGGGCTTACAGAATTTTTTCTCGTAAGTCTTTCTCATGATTCATTGGAGAACCATTATAAGACTAATTTTGCATTAATGCAGCACCACAAGTACTCATTAACAGAATTAGATGATATGCTACCTTGGGAAAGAGAGATTTATATTATGTTATTACATCAGTATATCGAAGATGAGAACCAAAGAATAAAACAACAAAGTCGATGAGAGAGACGGTAATGGCTGAAGATATAGTGAATAGTTTAGGTATGATTCGAGAAGAGCTGGAGCAAACTCGTAAAGATTTACAGAAAGAAGAATCAAATCGTACTAAGACAAGAGAAGCATTCGACAAAGCCAAACTAAGCGGTGATAAGGTTCTACAAAGAAGTCTTAACACTGACCTTATGCGTGTAGGTAAAAGCCTATCTAATCTTACTAAAAAGAATGACAATCTTCTAACTAATCTTTCTGAAACCCAAACTTCTAGTCTTGAAGAATTAACGTCTAAATTTGCTGCACAAAATGATTCCGCTCGATTCGATCTATCTACTACTGAATTAGGTAATCAAATTAAGCTCCTAAACAAAGACTCAAACGATAACTCTATGCAGCTAAAAGAACTCTTTGAGCAATCTGTTACAGCATTGGATAATCCAGATATATCTGACCAAGAGCGTGAGTTGGCTATGGATCAGATCGAAGCTCTTAAAGCCATGGCTTCCTCTGAAGAAGATACAAGAGAAGCAAAAAGATTACAAGAAGATGGTAACTCTCGCCTGCTTCAAATGGGTATCGGTCTTGATAATGTAGCGGATAAGTTTGATAAGTTCTCAGATAACTTTAAGAAAGGTGCAGGACTAATTGGCGCTCTTGGTGCTATTGGCCTAATGCTATTCTCTCCGGAAACATTATATA